GCTGGTTCCATATTCTCTTGGCAAACCGCATTAGTTGCAGGAGTGACGATCTTATCAATGTATGGTGAGGAAATCTTTGATTTTACCAAAAGTTTGTTTGTTTTGTCGGATGCAACGGATAGTAATAAAAAAGCATTCGAAGCTTTACGAAATACCGCTATAAGCTATAATGAAGAGTTATTTAAAGAGAGTAACAATCTTCGTTATATTTATAACGAAATCATGGCTACTACTGAAGGTACTGCTGCCAGAAAAAATGCTATAGACAGGCTCAATGATACATATGAAAAGTATATGCCGTATTTGCTATCTGAAAAATCCTCATTGGGAGAACTAAATACTGTATATACAGCTATAAATTCTAATTTAAGAACACAGATTGCACTTAAAGCACGTTCTTCTCAAATTGACGAACTTTTGAATGAAGCCTCAAAAAGTCAAGCTGAAGCTGTATACAATATGCAAAAGGCTTTGTCAAACCAAAAACTATCCACACCTATATCCGATCAGATCATCGCTTCACTTGTTCAAGATGCCCCTAAATGGCGTGAAGCTGGAGACACTCTTGGAGAAGCTTTTCAGCAAGCAATGAAAAATATACAAACGACTTTTCCACAGGTTAAATTTGATAGCGATACCAGAAGTGGTATTTATGATTACTTGAAAAGTTTTTATCAAATGGAAAGTGCAATTGACGCAGTAAATAAACGCGTGGACCTTCTTTTGGGAAAAACAAATCAAATTACGGAAATAGGAGAAGTTATCATTACGCCTGACAAAAACGGTAACAATGAAGATTTAAACACTAACCTAAAAACTATTGGAGGCATTGAAAATAAAATCAAAAACCTCAAAGAAATCCAATCGAAAGCATCAGAAGAACAACAGGTTGCTTTAGAAAAAGAAATTCGCCTTTATGAAGCACGCTTGGAACTTATGAAAAAAACGATTTTTGCTGCGGCAGAAGGTAATCTGACAAAGGGAGATAAAGAACTTTTAAAGTTGCCAAATATTCAGGCAATGGATGTCCCTGCAATAGAATTTCCTCTTAAGATAGACGAAAAGTCTTATCAGAGAGTACAGCAAAAGATTCGTGAAAGCGGATATGTGTTTGTGAAAGAAGCCCAGATCACAGCCAGACAGATGTCCGGCATACTGTCGAACAGCATACAGGGCTTTATGGAAGGATTTGGGGAAGCGGTTGCTTCAGGAAACGGATTAGAGATTCTTAGATCATTCCTTCTCTCCCTTATGGATATGTTGCAGCAATTCGGTTCGGCCTTGATCGCCGCAGGTATGGCATCCGAAGCTCTCAAAGCGATTGCTTGGAGTGGTATAGGGGGTATTATTGCCGGTTCGGCCTTGATTGCAGCGACTGCTGCTGCAAAAGCGGCATTACAAAACATAACGGCTTTTGCTGCCGGTGGTATCGTGTCTGGTCCTACACTGGCTTTGGTTGGAGAATATTCCGGAGCTTCGAATAATCCGGAAGTGATTGCGCCATTAAATAAACTCCGTTCCATGTTGGAGCCAACCGGTTTATCTGCAAAAAGCCTGTACCTGGAAACCAAGGTCAAAGGAAAGGATCTATATATAGCCTTACGTGGAGTTGAACATGAAAAAAGGAGAACACGATGAGTATGGGTTTGAGATATAAAGGCGGATTTCACAGCCTGAGCCAAGTCCTGTATGAAATTGAGATATACCAGGAAGGATATTCCGGTCAAGTATCTGACATTGCTTTTTGTGAAGATCCCCTTGAAATCGAGTGGCCGGAGACGGATAAACTAGAACCGGTCCAGTCCAGCAACGCCACTCTCCAGTTATACTCGGACAATGACCGTCAATTCATCGACTTGTATACGATCAAAGCCGGCAGCATCCGTATGGATGTACTCCGGGACGGTATGCTGTATTGGTCCGGTACACTCGATCCGGAATTGTACGAGGAACCATTTGCGTACAAAACGGACTATGGGGTAGAAATAACGTTCGCGGACATGGCCATCCTGGACAGGCTGAACTGGAATAAGACTGGGTTTATGACCCTCCGGGAAATCATTGGTGAAGCGTTGGGGCTAACGGGTATCAAGTTTCAGGAAATAGAGGACCATATCAGCACTAAAGTGTCCCAATACGACACGGGAAATATATTGGATGTCGTATCTGTCAATTTGGACAATTTCTACGATGAAGACGGGGAACCTATGACCGTACGTGAAGTATTGGATGAGACATTACGTCCATTTGCACTTCGATTGATTCATAAAGGTGGAAAGATCTTCGTATATGATTTAAATGATATTTACACGACTTTCGATCCGGAAACGATAGTTTGGGATTCTGACGATTCCGTAGTGGGGGTTGATAAGGTATACAATAATGTTACCGTCACGTTTTCTCCATATGAGAATATGGATTTGATGAAAGGGGAAGTCGATCCCGACAGTGTCCCCGGAGACGGGATGGAGATCAAAGTGGACAGGACTAAAAATAGTTCAGGATTAATGACATCTCCTCCGGGATTCCGAATAGCTTATTCCGATAAGGGGAAAGGTGTAGAAATATCGGACAGGGCCGCTTATTACCGCATAGACCCGATCCATTCCGGGGAAGCCTCGGCCGGGGTAGCCTGGACCATAACAGTGACGAATACATATGGTGGTGATATCCGGCATTTGGAAAAGCCATCCTCTACAATCGGGGGAATGGTGCTAAAGGTATCCGAACGTCCTTATCTTGGTTACATCGGCCTAGACAGACGCAATTTCAGGCTGAAACTTACCATTGATATGCTGTTTGACCCTCGATATAATCCATTCGAGGAAGCTTCCAAAGAAAATGAAGAAGGGAATTGGGAAGAGCAACAGAATTGGGCAAACTTTGCTTACGTTCCGTTTATCCTGACACTTAGGGATAAGGCGGGAAAGGCCATATATCACTGGGAAAACAAGTTGGTAAAAGATGGTAACAGTTATGAACATAACGCAAGTAATTGCCGATGGGTTACAGGAGAAGGAAGTTGGGGTGATGCCTGGTTTTGCTGGTATGAAGGGAATCGTAAGAATGAAAGCGGTTTAGGCGGATGGCAAACGAATAAACAGATCATCGGCTATTACCGGGGCGGATTACCTATTTTGTTTGACAAGGCCGGTCGAGGAGAATTTATCGATCTGCCTGATAAGTCCGGATATCTGGAATTACAAGTAGGATATGGGGTACCGGCCTATGATTATGAAAAGGAAATAAAAGGTCAGTTGTATGAACAGTGTCGTTGGATTTTATACAAGAATCCGGCCATAAGCCTTGTCGATAAAAATTACAAAAACATCAATGCAAAGGACTTTGAACACAAAGCATGGATCAACCGTGACGCAAAGGAAGATCTGAAGATCGATACAATCCTGGGGACGATGGAAAGTCCGTCTCCTGTGGCAAAAGGGCAATTGTATAAGACTTCCGATTATTCCGTCATATCGGAATTTTACCGCGCCGGCGTAACGGATCTGCTTGAAAGGTTGTTGATCGGTACTGTGTATAGCAATTATGCATCCCGGCACAATACATTGTCGGGGACAGTGATCCTGCTTCCTGAATTTAACATCTATACGGATGTTAATGAGCCAGGCAAATATATTATCATAAGTGAGACGCAACGTCTGTACAACGACGAAAGCGAAATTTTAATGACAAGGTTTGATGCAGACAATTATGAAGGGTTAGAATTTGATGGAACAATATAATGTCATATTAAACAAATTTCCGGCCAATCCTCGGAGCAAAAGAAGAT